CGCCCCCAGCCATAAAATTCTGATCGTTAGCTTTTTTATAAGGATCTACACATACAAAATTTACTGTTACCATTCCATATTCTAAAATTTCTTCTAAAACTGTGTCTCCATCTACTTTAGCAATATAATACTTCCCATCTTCTCCACACTCTCCTGTGATCTCTAGCCTTTTACTTTCTTTGTCTAAAGGATATAACCAAGCTGCTACTTGCAGCATATTATTATATAACTCTGTTTTTGTTTGGCTTGTGACGTCTTGAAAAGTAATAGATAAAACCCTGTTACCAAGAAAAGATCCAAAATCAAAAGATCCGTCTGCTGCTGTTTTTCTTATAAATCTATTTTCAACTGGTGCTAAAACTGACTTTGATATATCTTTAGTAGTTAGCCCATAAAAAGTTTCTTCTACTCCATTAAAAATAACCACACATAATCCCCCTTTTATTCATACTTGAATACAACTCTAGTAGCATACTTTGAATCTCCTGATAGTCTAATATATGGCGTTTGTGTGCTTTGATATATGGCAAGTCCTTTTACTAGTCCTGAATTTACATCTAATAAAAATTGCGCTGGCATTGTTACAGCTACTGTCTCACCCCATTTTATAGTAAATAAATTTCCATAGTTTCGCTTTAAATAACTATTATTCCAAGGTGTTGGCCTTGTTGTTCTATCATGTCCGTAAACTCTTACGCTGCCTGCTGTTGCATAGCCTCCATTATTTAATCTTTTTATATATAATACAGCACTTTTAATTGTTGTTGCTGCTGCTGCTACTGTACTAAACGTTGTCCCTGTTGAAAATAACATAAGTCCCAAATGATTTCCATAGCCCCAGCTACCCTGGTATATATCGTCATTATCAGTTCGCCATAAATTATAATTATAGCGCCATGAACTGCTTGTACTTATAGTGCTAGTGGCTGTTACTTGAACTGGTGGTGGTGGTGGTGGTATTACTGTTCCTGGTGCTGCTACTCCTACAATAGCTGTTTCGCCTGTCTGACTTGAAGGTGATAAAATGCCTCCTGTATCGTGTCCTGAAGTTGTTCCATTTATGGCTGTTGGTACTGATCCAAAACAACCCATGAGGGACGCTGTTCTTGCAATACAACCAAAATTTGCAGAAGGATTATTTCCAGTACATCTAACTACTTCTACCTGACTATTGTTACTAGCGTCTAACCCATATACTGTAGCCCCATCAAAATTACTATCTACGAATTCAATATTTGATCCAAAAGCTGCGCCAGCCCTCAATGATAGTTCGTTAGCGTCACACCACATATACCTAACAACTACTTGCGTGCAATTATCACATCTTATAGGTGTATTACCATTTGTAGTGGTTATAAAGCCATATAAAATATTAGGTGCTGAAAATTCTCCTTTTATTTCTATCCTATTTGAACAACTTATAAATCTAATAGATCCATTTAAGACTACATCAGCCCCAAAATTTAGATATAATAACCCTGATCCTAGCAATCCTTCAAAGCGTACATCTTCTTCATATGGCGTTGTGCCAGGTCCTCCTGGACTAGTATCTGTAATATATACGTTTATTTCTTCTAACATAATTTTAGGTATAGTATCTTTAGCCAAAAGCCTGCTAATAGTTTTATATGGAAAGCCTACCAGCCCTGTATTTGTATCATCTCCTGCGTAACTGTCAATATAATAATCAATAGGATCTTGAACTACATTGATAATGTTTTGGCCTATAAAGCTATCAGATCTTATTCGAGAATATGAAAATTCTTCAGGTGAGAAGTAACCTATTAAATTAGGTGGTATACTATCATCTTCATATTTTATAACAGATAAAAACTCTCCATCTTTACTGACCATTCTCATTCTAGTTCCTTCTATACTTGTTTCAAAAGCACTTGATCTGTCCCATACGTCCTGGCGTGCTGATATTTTTCTTTCTAGGTCCTGCTGCTTTTGGTTTATATCTGCTACATATCTTAAATAGTTTCCTAGTGTTACTTTAGTGTTTTCAGGTAATAAGAGATCCCTTTCCATCTCTATAATATTAGATGAAATATCTACTGGAATTCTAAAATTTTCATCTAATAATAAAATAAGATCTCCTAGCCTCATTTTTTCATGTTCATATCCTAGTAAACTTTCTAAATCTAATATATTAGCCTCATAGGTTATTTTAGGGCTGTTATTCTGTTGTAAAAAGTCCCATGTTTTCTGTAATAAATTATTAGATTTTTGTTCTTCATCATCATAAAAAAATCCCATTCTGTTTATTGTTCCCCCAGCCCTGCCATATAATAAAAGGGCTGTATCATCTTGAACAAATTCCTGGCCTGCTGGTTTATTTACTGGCTGCGTTGGATTGAATTCATCAAAATAAATATTTCCTGCCTCTGCGTCATCTGTATTAGTCCCAAGCCCAAACTTGATCCCATCTATCCCTGCTGGTACTATATCGTCATATTCTATAATTTCCCATTGATTAGGATTAATAGGGCTGTAAACTATAGAACTTTCTGTATTGTATACGCCACCTATATAATAAAATAAATATACTCTGCTTTGTTTTTGCTGGCCCACTAATATAGTAGTTGGTGTATTCACCCATACATTTAAACCTATTCGCTGGCCTGCTGTAACTGTAAATAAATCTGATACTAATAGACTTGATCCTACTGTGTCTGTAATTTTTGCACTTCCTGTGCCTCTAAAATATCTTTCTGAAGTTTGAACTATAGTTCCTGAATTTATATTCCATTGACTTAAATCTACATTAAAGCTACTATTTAAAAATGTTGGAAAATCATTAGCCCATATAGAAGTCGAAAAGCTCACTCTTTTTTCTACTGATTTATTCCCTACCTGGCTTATGTTAACGCCTAGCGTGTTATTATCACTTTGTACTTCCTCGCCTTTACCTCGACCATAACACGCTGTTATTAATTCAGTATTATCTACGATCCTTTTAATGCTTGTTATGTCTTTACCTATTACAGCACGCTTGCCCCTATATGCTCCTATCTGCTGCTTATAGTCCACTGTCCTTCCTGTTATTACATTTCCTGTAAGTGTTAGACGATATTTAAAGACGCCTGAACTTTTAGCGCCATTAGCGTCTGAAAACTGCCAGCGTGTTCTAATATCTTCTATAGCCTGCAAGCTGCTTTGATAATAAAAGTTTTGCTGATATATTCCAAATACGTCTACATCTCCTACGCTCCATCTACTGCCTGCTAGTGCTGCGCTTAAAGCACTAATAGCTGTAGCCTGTAATACTGTTAGATCCTCTATAACATTATCTCTTAATTCATAGTAAACATTTTCGCAAAAAATCTTCTTTGTAATGCCTCCTGAAGTTTCTTCATCTTCTATTCGCAAAATTTCAAACATTATAAAATCATTGTCTAAATCATAAAAAGCTAAAAAATTTCCTTCTTTTATTCCTTCTGCTTTGACGATCTTATCTAGCATAACTACATCTAAAGTATTTTCGCCAGTAGTTTTTTCTGTGTGTATAACTGTTAATAGATCTTCATTATTCAGAATATGTGTTAATTGTTCGTCTTGATTAAATAAATATAGATCCAATTTTATCGCCCCCTGGCTCTAGTTTTTCTTTCTGTTTCTTTTTGTATTTCTCTACTGATCATTTTTGCAAACGCTGCTGGATCTTTTACGTCTCCTTGAATATTGATTGTTATTCCGTTACCACCACTTAGAGATCCACCACCTAATCCTTTCAGCCTAGATAAGAAAGCCCCTGCGAACTTATCGGCTGGTGATCCTGTTAGTGGGACTACTGCCTCTGCGCCTCTCTCTGCTAAAGCTGCAAACGTTGGCCTTTTTACAAAACCACCTTTAGCCATAAATCTAAACTTAGGTATTGAAGGTGGATTAATTCCAAATTCTCCTGTCACTTGTAGTTTTGGTAGTCTCGGTAGACTTATACTAGGTATTTTTAATTTTAAGCCTGTAAAATATCCTTTGATTGTGTCAATAATATTTTTAACTTTTTCTTTTGCCTCATCTATCCTATCTGTTATAGATGTTTTTATGCTGGTAAAGATTTCTGATACTCTGTCTTTAATAGATGTTACTTTGTTTACTACTTTAGTATACATATCTTGAAACTTAGTGCTTACTGCGTCTACTGCTCCTGCTATTGCATTTGATATTGCTGTTCTAATACCATTAAAAATTTCTGAAGTTCGATCCTTTATAGATTGAATTTTGGTTGTAACTCCATTATACATTTCTTGAAACTTAGTTGTAACTGCTGTTACTGCTTTAGTTATAGCTGCTGCTATAGCTGCTCTAATTTCATTAAATTTATCCTTAATAGCTGTCCCAAACTCACTTGCTTTAACTTTTATTAGATCCCAGTTTTTATATAATAATACGCCTATTGCTATTACTGCTACTATTGCTAAAACTACTAACCCTATTGGTGACATTAAAAAACCTATTACTGTTGCAAGTGTCCCTACTATAGTAACAATAGGGCCTAATGCTGCTAATAATAATATCATTATTCCAATCATCTTCTGCGTGCTACCATCTAAACTGGTAAACCATGTTACAACTTCCCCAACTTTAGTTATTATCCCAGTTATAGCTGGTATTACTTTGTCCATAAATAAAGGTACTAGCGTGTCCTGGAATAAGGGCATTAATTCTCCAAGTGCTGCAAAAAGTTTTGATTGTATAGCTGTTCCCATATCATTAAATGACTTCCTAGCCTCGTTCGCTGCCTTTAATGTAGGCCCACTAATTACTCCACCTAGTTCGTCAGCTTTTTTTATACTGGCGTCAAAAGCCTCTGCGCCTCCATCTATAACTACTAACATATCTTTATACTGGCCACCAAATAACTTTTGAGCAAAAGCATTTCTTTTTGTTTTGTCTGTCATTCCTGCTAAAGTTTTTATAGCCTCCTGCTGCAATACGTCCCCAGCTTTAAATTCGCCATTAGACTTCGTTGTTTCAATGCCCATTTCTTTTAATATCTGCGCTGATTTCCCTGCCCCTCCTGATACGCTTATTAAACCTTTAGATAGTTCAAGTGCTGAATTTGCTAGTGTGTCCTGTGTTATTCCTGCGTCCTTTTCCACTTGCCTTAATCTTTGAAGATTATCTGTGGTGATCCCTGTCTGACTTTGAAGATCCAGCAAACTATCTGCATAATTACCAAAAGACTTAATTCCTGCTAATACACCCAGGGCCACTCCTGCTATTGGTGCTGTAATATTTTTAGTTAAAGATCCACCAAATTTTTTCATGCTTTCACCTTTTGCAGAAAGTTTTTTCCCAAACTCATTTAAACTTTTTTGGGCCTTGCCTGTATCGGCTGTTACTGTTGCGTATAATTCCCCTATATTTAAAGCCATAAGTGCGCCTCCTTATAAGTATTGATTTAATATTGAATCTCTTTTAGCCTTGCTGCTTGTCTGTGCAGCCTTGCCTTCGTTGCGCTGCTGTATTGTGTTTACTGTATTACTATTAATACTTAAATTATCCAAAAGTAGTTCAAACCTTCGCCAACTTATATTACTTATAGCAAAAGACAGATCCATGCTGTATTCTCGCATAAAATCTGCCTCTATCATGGCCCAATCTATAATAATATCGACTACTTTTGTATTGGAAAATTTGCTGCGCTTGTGCCTCCTGCTTTTACTTCATCTTCTCCTGGCTCTTTCTTTACTAGATCTGTATTGCCATATTCTGCTGCTGCCCACTCTATCACATCTTCCATCTGATCTACTGTAAACCCTTTTGTCATTAAATCATCTAGTTGTTTATTACCAAGTAAACTCTCACAAATTCCAAGTAGTAGGCCTGGATCTAAATCATCTTCTTTTTGTCCTCTTAGGATCTCGATCATTAATTTAGCAGGCATACTTGCAGGCATTGTATACTTAGTATTGAATAAAGAAAACACTAATAAAACACTTTTAGTACCCTCATAAAACTTGTCAAAATCTTTAAACTTAGCCATTATATTATCCCCTTTGATTTTAGTTTATTGGTAAAGCCTGGACACATAACCAGTAAGAATTTAGGCGAATTGTCCAGGATCAATAGTTATAATGTTTTGATCCTACTATATCAGGCCCTCATATAATCGCTTATAATTGATATTAAGGGCCTTAAATGATATATGATGTTATATAGTGATAGATGAATTCTAAATATTTATTAAATTTGATTAAATTGTTGTAGGTTTACCACTTACTGTCATTGTAAAGCCCCAAGTAGTTGGATCATCATTTCCACCACCTACATCAGCTAATACTATGCTTGCAAAAAATCTGCGTCCTGATCCTCCTGGTGATGTTAATTTAAAATCTCCTAGACTATCATTTCCTGTTAATGCTGCTAAAACTTCAATAAGTTCCTGCCCTGTTGATCTGTCCCCTGTCATTGGATCTTCTAAAAAGAAACCCTCTGCGCTGATCTCTACGCCTCTACTTGCCACTATATGCTCCATGTAGCCATTAGAACAAAACTCTGTAGTATCTGCGTCATTCTTACTATTACTAAATGTAAATGTATTTAAACCACACGTTACGTCAACCCACACTGGAACTGCAAAAGTCCCATCATTAATACTAAATTCCCAATCTCTAGCTAATACTTTAGTTACAGCCATTATTTCTACCCCCTTCAAAATTTTTAATTTCTACTGTAAAGTTCAAACTGAATTCAAATCTTTTATTTTCATCTTTACTAATATAATTAGGTCCACTTTGATCAGCAATACAGCTTACGATCCAAGTCCCATTGTTTATAAATGTATTGTTATGAAAACCATGCAGCGTATTATAAATATTCTGCGCTCTATCATGTGTTGCTACTGCATAAATACCCCTTACCATAATCTGTACGCTTAAAGGATCATATCCCAGCTTACTATCTGCTTGTGTTCCACCTCTACTATAAAGTGCTATCACATTGTCAGGGCTGCTAGGCATTGTATAAATAAAAATGTCTCCTGTGTTTCCTACTTCATCAAATATTCCCAAATTTTTACTCTGTAAATATTCAGCCATTTCTGATACTAGCATTACTTCAGCCCCTCCTTCATAAATCGTTGCATAGCTGCCTTTAATGTATTAACATTATTATTTTTTGCATTTACTAACCATTTCCCCTGGCCTTTACCTTTAAATTTATATTCAGGGTGTTCATGTAGTTTTATAGCATATGGCGTATCATAAAACACGCTGGCTGTTGGTGGTGTTTCTATATAGTCTACTGATCCACTATTTTCAAGTGTCCCCTTATCGTGTGGCACATGATCTTTTGATTTTTCCAGCAAAATTTCTGCTGTTTTTCTTACTGATATTACTGCTGCTGCTTTTATCTTTGCATTTATTTCAGGAACTCTTGAAGATGATCTTATTTTTACACTCATTTTAAAAGCACTTCCTGGTGACTATAACTATTTATAGTCCATTGTTTTTGAACTGATATTGCTATATAGGCGTGTCCCTCAAAATAAACTTTACTTTGTGCTGTTATATTCACACCTGGGCTTATAAACATTCTTGCTGTGCTTACAACTTCATTTCCGTTAGGATCAATGATTTTTTGTGCCATTGGTTCTACTCTACATTTAATAGCTGTAGATCCTGTGAATAGATCCTCATATGCGTTCTGCCCCAGGTAAACTTCTACTGTTGCGTTCTGTGTTAATAAAAAACTAGGAATATTAAACATATATATATACCCCCCCTTTATTAAGCACGCCAAACGCCTCTATACATTAGGCCCACTAAAAATAAATATCTGTTAGCCCTGGGTGCTAATATAGCCATACTTGCACTTGATGATCCTGATCCTGATCCTCCAAAATTCATTGAAAAGTTGCCTATCCCAAAACTAGCAATATTCCCTGCATTAATTATATCTGTATCTGTTCCTATACTTAACCAGTATTCAATTTGTGCTGCTGTTGCGTTCTGCGCTGCCAGGGCCACTTCTACATCATCTATTGACGTCCCTGTAGGATCTAGCCAGTAGTCATTTATTTTATTTAAAGTCATATAGTCCATTAATTCTTGCGCTCTCATAATTAAAGTTAAAATATTAGCTGGTAGATCTATAACTGGAATTCCAATAAAAGCAGCTACTTGTGTAGGCGTTGCATATACTACTGCCATAATATAGCCCCCTTATTTATTTATTTAAATATGCGCTTGCTATTGTTACTGAAGTAATAGCACTAAAATTTAAAGTTATATGTCCAGTTCCATCATTAAACCGTTCTACTGGATATGGCCCACACGCTCTAGCCTCTGCGTTTGTTACTATTATATCTACATTGTGATCTAGTCCCTGGTTACATATCTCTACGCTGTCTGCTGTAACTGTTATAGGAGATCCCCCATCATTTTTTATAAAAAATATTGTATCTCCATCATTGTATAAACTCATACTTAAAGCTGCTGGAATATATACTAAATTTGTTGACTGGCTCATATTATACCCTCACTTTCAAAGCTGCGACTGTTAAAGTTGCTACTGAAGAATAGGTAATATCTGTATATAAACTTATATCGTTAAATCTTCTTTTACTCATATAATTAATTACTGTCTCGCTGCTGGCTGGCACTGTTACAGTTTGGTTATGTGTGATCCCAAAATTATCAGGCCTTCTACTTATAATATTTACTGTTACTGGTGTTACTGCTGCGTTTATGAGATGAAAACAAGTTTGATTATTATTAATAAAAAAATTCCCATCTACATTAGCTGCCTCATAAGTTGCCTCTAGTCCTGTGTCTATTAGATCCTGCAATAAAACTTGACTTGACGCCATATATTAGCCCTCCTCATTTTTATTTAGTCTTATATTAAATTAGTTAGTGCTTTCATACCAGGTATAATCTAGGCTTATTGTTGCAGCCTCATTACTTCCGTTTAATATTCTTAAAACATATTTAGTATTCGCTTTATAAATAAATTCACCAGCAGCAGCACTTCCACCGATACCGTTTTTCTTGTCTCCTGTAGCTATTAAATTTCTAAACAGTAAAGTTCCACCACTAACTGCTGTTGGATTAGTATAAAAAATTCCAGTACATAAATTTGTAGAACGTCTATCTAAATTATAACAAGTAAATTCTGTTGTTCCATCTGTTACTGTTGGTGCTTCAAATAGTTCTACTGTATATGGGCCACCTTTGTCAACGGTAATACTTCTGTTTATTAAGTGCATAACTTTAGTAGCTGGCACTATAAATTCTACGAAAATTGTTCCGTTTGCTGGCATTGCATATATAGCAGTTGCATTAAACATTATTCCAGCATATAAGAATTGAAAAAAGTAAGGTCTTTGGTTTGATATATTACTTTCTATCATTTTATTTCACCTCGAATATTCTTATTTTAGTTGTTCCTTCTGCTGTTCTTGCATATATTCGCATTGGTAGTCCTGTGTCTATATCTATACCCAAATCATAAGTTATATTTTCACCACTAAATGCAATCATATTGTTACCATCTAATGTAAAGGGCGTAAATTTATTTAAGTATATAAGTTTTGAACTATCATTAATAACTAATAATTGTTTTCTATCTGCTAAAATATCTACCCCAACAAAAAGATCTTGCGCTGTTGTTGTTAGTGTGACTTCTTTAATTAAAAGTTGTGTTAATAGTTGAGGTGTTGTTTCTGTTATTGGATTACCACTTGATAAATTTCCTGCTTTAATATTAATCATTTTATTTATACCACCTCATTTTATTTTATTTTTTATTCACCTATTAACTACCTATATAATGAATTGATGCCCCTTGTAACATCCTAACTGTGGTTGAAGCCCCAATTATTACTACGCTAAATTCAATAAAATCTCCTGTCTCTGCGTAAACAACTCCATCAATCGTATTAACTTCATTACTAGCCTCAATCAAAATTTCACACCCAACCGAACTATTAATGGTGACTGCATATCTCATAATAAATGTGCCAGTATTGAATATTTTAGCATTACAATAATAATAACCATCTTTTATAACTGTAAATCTAGATGGGTGCGCTGCAAGGTCAATATAGGCAGGATTACCATATCGCAATGTACCAAATGGTAATGGTGTATAAAAATTACTTGTTGTACCAAATAATTGTACTCTATTGTTAAAAATAATCCCATCAAAAGCACTACTACCACCACCACTGTCTCCACCTGATCCACCTCTAGTAAAATTAGTATTGTTAAACATTTTAACTCACGCTCCATTCCATTATTTGAGCAGTAGCGCCAGTTACGTCAGAAATTAAACTTATATCCCCCATAGTATCTAAATTAATTATAGTATTTTCAGTTAACAAAAATCCATTTGCTGCTGTTAAATCTGATCTACCATTTAAATCAATCCAAATATTACCAGTCAATACCCATAAATTAGATTTTTCTCCAATTATATTTTTAATTATTACAACTTCATTAACTGCAAAAGATGGCGTAACTTTAGTTTTATTGTACTTCACAATTAAACCTCCTTTTTAGGATCTATTTTTTCTTTCTACTTTTTTTTAATTCCTTCAGGCTAGGATCTACGAACTTTTCTTCTTTACCTTCCAGGATCTCATTTTTAAATATTCCAGGGTATTCAGGGCCATTTTTTTCAGGATCATTTATAGGATCTTCAGGAAGTACAAAAAGCCCAGCAGCTTTATCTTCTGCTGCGCCTTTTATATCTTCTATGATTATATAATTTTCATCATTTTCTAGCCTATTTACTAGATCTTTATTAGACGTTGACCATATAACCCCAGTTTCCAGGTTTTTATAATACTTAACTTTTAAACCTGGATCTTTTATTTTAAAGTTCCTAAAGCAAAAATAGTCCCTACAAACCCAGTTTCAAAATCAATATAAATTTTACCCTTATCTGCCCCTGTAATGTTTTCCCATCTCATGCCCTCTAATAAAATACTTGCCCTGCCTGTTGTTGCTGCAAGTTGAAAAACTTTATCACTTGCTGTACCATAAATTGATTTTATAGTAACGTTTTTAGGCGCTCCACTTGTTTGTGTTACTACTAACATTAATTGTTCACTTAATCCTGCGTCAACTATACAACCATCTGCGACTACTGGTACTAGTGGTAAAGCTGCTGTATTTAAAAAATCATTTGCTACCATCTGATTAATTGGTAATACTTGTCTTGCCATTTTAATTCCCCCTATTATTTTATTTTAAGAAAACGGATCAAGTTATGATCCGTTTATAGTTTTATACTATAGTGCTGGCCTATTTACTATCAATACTGCTAAAGCTGTTGGGCGTGTAACTTTTGCGCCATAAAGATGAAGCCCTTTTAGTGCGTCTGCGAAACGTTTTTCAGGTCTATATGCCTCTGTGCTGTTAATTTGTTCTGCATAACTCCAAGCGCCATTGTACCCTGCAATTACTTTGTATTCTGTTGTTACTGTTGCAAAAGGTACTTGATTAGACTTCATAATCATAAAGCCAGCAGCCTCGCCTACCATACCATTTATTCTAGTAGTTTCTGCTGTCTGATCTCCTGTTGCTACAAATCTATCATCTTTGAGTAATAGTCCATGATACCAGCTAGGTACTATGACAAATCTTCCAATCGTAGGCACATTACTTTCATCTAGTAAAATTCCTAAATCTACTAAAGCGTCATATGCGTCTGTTACTGCTGTAAATACAATAGGCGCTCCTACTGCTCCTAATAAATTACTTGCTGCTACCTCTGTATATAATCCTGCTATATAACTATCTGCAATTTTTGCTAAGCCATAAGCTGCCTCTGCCATAGCTTGCTGCATAACTTTTGGGTTCTGTTGTGCTGCGTCTATATCGTCAATTTGAAAATTGTAATATTTAGATTGTGAAATTAATAGTGTCCTGCTTGTATCTGTGAGTGTTTCAGGATCTCCAATATTTGTATTTTTAGCGTAGTCATCAATGGTAACTTCACCTATACCATTAATTTTAACTGTGTCGCCATACACGCTGATTTCACCTTCATAATCTCTATTAATTACAGAAGGTTGGCCATAAATTAAAGCGTCTTTTAGTGTTACTAGTAGCTGTGCGCTCCATACTGCTGGAATAAAGTTATTGATTGTAAATCTATTAAGTGTTATTGCTTTGAAATTTTTATTAAGATTAGTTCGTGCGTTGAATTCTTGTACAAAATTTAATTTTTTCATATTAAGATCCTCCTAGTTTTTATTTTTTTAAAGGGTGAGCTGCCATAAATTCGTTAATTTGAGGTAACCTTTTTGTGACTTCTTCAGCGCTCATTTTTCTAATTAAATCATAACTTAATGGTTCTTTATTTGTATCTCCATTGAATGATCCTCCACCAGTTCCTGGTAACTCTGTTTTAATTGTACCTAGTTCAGGAATATCTTCTAAAATCTTTTTAATCTGACCATTTACAGCTACATCATCTAGTTTACCTTCCACTATATCCAAACTTTCTAAGTCCATTAATTTCATTAAATATGATATTTTTTCAGGCTTTACTCCTGCTGCTGTAGCTGCTTGTTTAATTTCATTATTACGTAAGTATGAATTGTTTTTATTAATGGCCTGATCTCTTTCTAGTGTTAGATCCTGCTGGCGTTGTATTGCTCTTTCTAAATCTGTCTTGCCCTCTAGATCTTTTGCTGCTTTATCATCTAACATTGCTTTTAATGCTGTTTCATCTTTTAAGCCCATACCCTGCAAAAGTGTAGCCATTTGTTTTTTTGCCTCTCTCTGAATTCTAGTCATAAAAGATTTTTCATCAGGAAAACTTGCAAAAGGATCTTTTGCTGGTGGATCTGCTGGTGGATCTGCTGGTGGATCTCCTGCTGGTGGATCTATAGCTGGTGGATCTCCTGCTGGTGGATCTGTTTCACCAAATAAAGATAAATTAAAGTTGAATAGTTTTTTTAATTTCAATAACATTTTTGTTACCTCCGTTTTTATGGATTACGTTTCCCCAGCCATTTATATAGCCCTTACTGTAGGGCCTCTTGCTTGTCAACTATCTCTAGTTCTATTTCATCAGGGTATTTATAACTAACTGCTTGCAGGCCCAAAACTGCTGTTTCCAATATGGCTGATACAGCAGCGCATACTGTAGGATCTTTTGCGTGGTCAACTGAATATATTTCCATTTCCCCATGTCTCATTGTTACACATATTTTAATCATAATTTTATCCCTTCTACTCGTCTTTGCTGCTACACATATAATCACACATATCTTCCTGAAGATCTATTTCTGCCAGGGCTGCGTCTTTTGTATCGTATGGTGTTGGCTGGTGTTGATTTAAAAATAAATTCATTATATAAAATTTATGTCCTAATGATATAACACATAATTGACTAATATAAAACACTTCCTTTTTTAAGCGTCAGGCCATTCTGCTCTGAATTCCCTTCTGATTGCATACCACTCTTGAAGTTTTGCCTTTGATAGTTTTATATCTTTATCAATAAAAGATACGCTAACCCTGTTTTTCCATTGTACAATCATTCTGTTAATATAATTAAGGTGCTGCTTTGCCTCATATAATGCTTTCTCTCTTGCTAGATCTTCTTTACTAGGTTTAGCTGGTTTAGTGCTTATACCTTCTACATATATAGATACGCTATGTTTACAGTTAGGGTGAAATAATCCATTCGCTATAGCATTTGATAACGTTCCATATTTAGCCATACTACACAGCCATTAATCTAGTGAAAAGATCTTTAATAATAGGTCCTGCTTTTTGCTCTCTAAGTTCTATTGCTATTTTATTAGATAAATAATCTATTTGTTTTTCTGATAATCCTTCTTTTACTGTATGATCTTTACTTTTTGGGAACGCTTTTGTTAATATTGCTTTTTGCTCTGCATTTACTACGCTGGTTTTTGACATTGATAAACGCCTCCTATTATTTTATATTAGTTGTATTATATAACATTTTACATCTTTATACATCATTCAATATAATAAGAGTTATATTGAATGGTGTTATTATTTTACATAAAATTTTAGTGTAAAATTTTTTCAATATTATGTCTATAATTAAATAATACACTCGTTTCTAGTATTTTACAATACACTTTTATTCATCTTGAATTAAAACTTTACCTTCATAAGGTAAACATAAATCGCTGCTGCCAGGGTGATATGATACGATCACTAAACTCACGCCAAGTTCGTCCATTCTGTCCTGCGTTCCTGCTAGATTAGCTTGAACTAAATTAGATCTGCAAGCCATTTCACTATAGCTTTGTAATGTCCAGTTTCTTCCAGCCTTATCCACAAAACCTGAAACGCCTTTGTTTGCGAATTTATTTAGTGATCCCTGAACTGCGTCCCTTAATGTGCCTGATCCAGTTAACGTTGTTGATACGCTTTCTGCTATAACTTGCCTGTAAATATCATCAGTAGACCTTATAATTTGTGGGTGAGTTAATTTTAACTGATCTGTTAGGGCCTTGCCTAATGCGTCTACCTTTGTAGTATCTACTTTAGCAAAAGCTATTTTAACTTCAGTTTCTACTATCCCTATCTGATCACTAAAATATAGTTCACCTTCTTTAGTCCTTGCTATTCCCTGGCGTTTTAAATCTGCGTCAACTGAATTTAGGCCCTCTTTATACCCTTTTGCTATAATTCCGTTTGCCTCTTTAGGCATTTCTAAATCTAGGACGCTGATCTGTTCTTTTACATCATCTCGCATTTTTTGAATTTGTAATAATTTTTTATGCTGCCAGTTTGCAGGATCATCTGCTGTATTCTTAGATAATCTTTTACTAACTTTTTCCAGTATATTATTTTCTGCTGCGCTGTATAGATCTACTACTTGTTGCGCCAGTATTCTATTTGTATTAGCATTAATCCCTGGCATATATTATCCCCCTTCTAAGTTGGAATACTATCTATATTAATTGGTGCTTGTCCTGTTTCTGTTAAAATCGAATTCACTTCATTATCAATAGAATTTTTGTCCCATTCAGGGTGGGCCATTTGTACTTTAACCCTGGTACTTATGGCCTGCGCTCTGTTCAATGTTTCAATAGTTCCTGATACTGCTTGCAAGTCAAAACTTAGGCTGTCCTGGAATTCTATAGTCGGCTTTAATACTTCAATGTTAGGCGTTTTAAATACTCTTTTATCTATATCCAGCAGCATTTCTAATAAATCTTCTAGGGCCTGCCTGAAGAAGATCTGTTTTTTTCCTGTAGTTATTATTGATTTTCTTTCTTTTATATTTAAAGCTGTCCCACTTTCTGCTGCTCCTACTATACTAAGCCCAAAACTTTGAGGACTATAACCACTATCTGTAATAGCCTGCAATACTAGCTGATCTACTGTCTGCTTGTGTTCTTGAACTCTTAGATTAAACTGGACCTGATCTATTCCCATGCCCTTCGCTGATAAAGGATCTATATCTAAAGCTGTAAAAATTTCTTGATCTGCATTAAATGCAAATTCTCCGTTTTTACGTTCTAACCATTGTTCAGGAACTATTATCCTAGCCTGGCCCAGTTTTATTTCTTTGATCCAACTTGTATAAGTTGTATTTATACTGTCAAATAGGCCTTCGTTTCCCTGAAAATCTGAATTACCTAGCCCTGATCCTCTATACTTTTTATTCGGTTTAAGATTAGGTATATATCTAACCATAAGATCATTAAGTCCTGTTGGTATAATATCTAAAATCAATTCAGTATGTGATAGGCTTGTCAAAGGTACTCTTATTCCTATATTATCTTCAGATCCTTTATATAAAGCATTTTCTACCTGGCCTTTAGTGTGATACTCTAGCAGCCTCCATATATTTTTTTTAGTCTCATAAACTTCTTTAAAAAAATATACATCTTTTAAAAAACCCCACTGAAAACTAGGTACTGCTTTGTCTGCCTGTATTACATCAATGATAGGAATATCTTTAAATTCTATATCCCAGTTAGGCTTTAAAAATACGCCTCCAAGTGCGCTTGCGCTCTCTGCTGCCTCTAATAATTTAGTATAAAACATACCTTTATTTAATATTACATCAAGTCTATCCTGCGTAGCTTTTGCGCTGGCGCTGGCGTTGTCTGAATAGGCGTCAGGTACTCTAATCATAGGCTGTTCACTAAATAACATATTAGCTGAAGTGCTGCTTATATCTGCTGCTATTGGTACAAATAAATATGTCTGTATTTCTTTTTTTAGCTTTGTTTGTCTTAATTTGTTTCCTGGTAAATATGGCTGATTAAGATGATCTGAATATAAATTTATAATGCTTTCTACATCTGAACTATACCAAGCAGCCCACTCATAATATTTGTTATAAATATCTTTCCAGTATTTAGGTAACCATTCTGAATTTTCTAATGGTAATGGCATATAATAACCCCCTTTTTAATTTACATACCTGGCCCATATATTCCTAGTGCTTTGTGTAATATAGCGCCATGCGTCCATTACATGATCATACATTTTAATTGGTTTATCTTCTCCTAGTTTTTGTGCTTTACTGTCCCAGGCATAACTTCCCACCTCCATCAAAAAATTACTACACTTTCTGTTTACTCTTAGCATATCTGCGCCTATTAAATTAGTATTCAATTCTATACCTAATTTTACGCTGTTATCTGCGCTGACTACGTTTCTTACTCCATCTTCATATAATTGTAAAACAAAAGCAATAGCTGAAGGATCTATAAATATTTTATCAGGCCTGATTTTTGATCCTACTGTATTTTTTAAACCATCTGACCACTTTATGAAGTCTTTAGAATACTGCGCTGGTGACTTTTGAATACCTTCCCTGCCATTGTGATAGTATTCATCTATTATATATAGTTTATTATCTACGCCTAGCCCTGATAATAAAAATGTAGTAGGATTAGCTGATCCATAATCTACCCCTACCCAGTATTTTACTATGTCAGGTATTATATCGACTATCATATCATCACTAAAACTACCATAAATTACACCTTCAGCCAGCACCCATAGCCCCAGTATATTTCTTTTAAACCATAGCCCACTATATGCGTGACGTATAAATGTTAAATATTCATCTGATAAGTTTGGATTATCTTCTAAATTAAAATGAATTACTTCTACCATTCCCAGGTCCAGTTTTTTCTGATCTGTAATATAATCTTTATATAGATAATGAAAGGGTGTATCAGGATTAGTTGTAGCAAATAATTTTGATCCTTTTATACTTAATCTGTTTAATAGCTGCAAGAAAAATCCTTCAGGCGTCAAACTAACTTCATCAATATATGCTCCTGCTAGAGTTTTTCCCCTTAAATATTTTTCTGATCCTTGATCTTTAGCCCCTATAATTTTTATACGCCTACCATATATTATAAGTTCGCCTGAATTACTATTATATTTATAGTTCGCTGATCCTACTGTATCAAATAAATCATATAAAACGTTATCATAGATAGTTTCTTTACTTACTCCTACCATAAGTAGTAGCCCTGGTGGTCCTTCTCTAATGTATTGTAGCCATTTAGGTATCATAGTTACAGTTTTACTAGATCTTACGCTGCCTTCTAAAATTGTGATCCTGGCGTGATCCTCTATATGCCTCTGTATAAATGTCGCTGACTTTTTACCCCATAGCCCCCAGTTAACCATTATTTTCACCAGCTTTCTCGAAAACAGTTAGATCTATTGAAGTTATAGACTTTATTAGTTCGTCAATATTTCCGTTATCGCTTGCTAGAATTCCCTTTTGTTCTTCAATTTTCAATTTAGCTTGCAGCAGCTTTAATTTTTGTATCTCTATATTCTTTACGTTATCATTAGAAGTCATTCCTGCATACTTAGTTAAAAAATCTAGGGCCTTGTGTTTATCGTGCATTTTAATAAACGTTCCCTGATCGCTTATTTTAATTTCTTGAATTGTATTAGCATTTACTAGCTGGCCCAATTTTAGGTGGCAATAATCATTAATAGCTGTTACTTTTTTACCTTCTTTGTCTAGTGTTGTTATTTTCTTGCGTCCTACGTCCACATAATTAGTTATATCACTAAATGCAATACTTGCATATTCCATTATTATTTTTGTAGTGTCTATGTCTAAATTCTGCATTGCGCATTTTTGAAACTTTCTAATAACTGCTTGAATGTTAGGTTTTGTTAATAAATTACTTGCTATGGATCTCGCTGAATTTTTAGAATATCCAGCAGCTATAGCAGCCCTTGATCCGTTAAAATCAATAATAAATTCCTGACAAAAGATTATTTGCTTGCTTGTTAATTTCATGTGAAGTGTTGCAATTTTTTCTATTTCATCAAGATCTGTTGCAGGCGTTGCAGTTTGATTGTTGCACTGATCGGCCTGCTGTACTTCGTTTTTAATATTCTTATCGACTTTATTATTTACTGTTGCGACTGTTGCATTGTCTTTATTAGTGTTGCAGGCTTTTGCTGTAGTGTTGCGTTTTACTGTTGCATTATTCTCTACCTGGTTTATGTCCTCGTCCCATTTGTCCCTGCTTTTAATGCTGCGTACTGTTGCATATTTCATTTTATGTTTTGTTGCTAGATCTTTTAAATTGATTTTTCCTTTTGCTTTGATATACTCCTGTTTTATTAAATCATTTTTGCCCCCCATTTTTTCACCTTCTTATTTTATAATTTTTAAATTAAAGTCATTTTTCAATATTTCATAATTATCTGATCTTCTTAAATCACTAGAGCATTTTTTACATATATATACTTTTTTAAATATTTCTTGTATGTTTTTAGATCCACAAAATTTACATTTTTCAGTATATTTTTCTATTCGTATCTGTTGATCTTTTACGAAAATTTCTAAGGGCTGTAGCTTACTTATTCCTAGCAGTTTTCTTGTTTTTTTTGGAATTACAAACCGTCCTAATTTGTCAAAAGTCCTTACATACCCTGTAGCAATCATCATAATCTTATCCCCTTTATTTGTAATATATTGATTATGTTTCTAATTTCATTTTAGCACGCTTATGCAAACAATTAATATATATAAATAAATAAATAAAGAATATCTACACATAATTTCTATGTGAAAATATTCTTATTTTTTAATATTATTCCTGGATCTATAATCATAATTAAATAATACGTTAACTGGTATTAAAAATAACTCTGATAAATCTTTCTTTATTTTATCACTAGGATCTTTATCAGTATATAATATACGCTGCATAGTTTTTAAATTAATCCCTATTTCATCAGCTACGTTTTGCGCTCTTAATTGATATACATACAGTAGCCCAAATAGAAGTTTGTTCCCTATAGGTACTGTATTATTAATTTCATTATACTTTTGATTCTGTGCCTCCTGAAGTGTTTTGATCCTCATTGGATATACACAACTATGTGGCCCAAATAAACTATCATAAGATATATTAAAATAAAACAATATTTTTTTAGTTGTAACCATGCAAGGTATTTTACCATTATAAATATACTTCTGAATTGATCTTATATTACATCTACTATAATTTGCTATATCTATAGTTTTTGTGTCAAAGGAATATAGAAGGGCCATGAAAATTCTATTTTTTATTTTATTATATCTAGGGCTTTTAAAGTGCTTTACCTGGTGGCCAGTTCCTAAATACTTGTTAATAAATTCTATATTGCATACGTCAGGATTGCGCATTTTTTGCCTCCTTTTTATACTACTTTTATGTTTTAATTATAACACTTTAAAAACACTAAGTATAGAGGCAATAGCCTAGATCTATAAAATATTTCCTTCATCTTCCTTTTATCTAACATATTATATCATCATATAACATTGTGTATCTTTTAAGGGCCTTTATAAGCGTTTTAAGCTATTTATTGATAAGGTGATATAGTAGGATCTAAACTTTGTAACTATTGATCCTGGACAATTCGCCTAAATTCTTACTGGTTATATCCCCATCTTTTACCTATTTATCTTAGCCCATTTTTTTTCAACTGATCTTTTAAATTAAAGTCTTTTACTTCATCTTCTACTGGATCTTCTTTTACTTCATCTTCTACTGGATCTTCTCCTGGATCTTCTTTTACTTCATCTTCTACTGGATCTTTGAAAATATCTTCAGGATCTAGTTCTGCTGCTAGTTGTTGAAATTCTTCTCCTGCTGCTGATCTCTCATAACTTTTATCATCTAATATAAATCTTATTGAAGTTACTTTTTTGCCTGTTTTAATTTCTACAATTTCAAAATTTACATCTGAATATAACCTTAATTCTTTTTCAGCCATTTCCAAAACTTTCACTTTAAAATTATTATATGATTTATAGCTTTTAAGATCTGCGTCTAAATATTTTTTTAAATCAGTTAATGAAATTTCATATGTATTTTTTTTATACTTTTCAATTTTATATATCTGATTTTTTAATAGTTCATAGATTTTTATACTGTATTTACTTTTCATTTGCAATATATTTTCAAGTTTATACTTTAAAAAAAGTCCTTTGAGATCTAATAAATATGGCATTAATTGATCACTTAACTTAATTTTAATTATTCCCTTTTTTTTAATATGTATAGCACTTTCAATCCAGTGACACTGTAATAAATTACCTTCATCATTTTCTAGTTCTATTACTTCCCTCATGATATCCCTAGTGATCTTTATTATTTCTGAATATTTAATACTTTTATTTTTACATAAACTTTGAAAATCTTTTATTCTAAGATCATATAATTTAAAGTGATCATCATTAGGTTGTACTAAACTGGCCAGCGTTAATATTAACTTCTGTTGTAGTGCTGATAAAGTATTTTTATTTCCACATACTAATTTATTGGCCTTTGATACGCTGTATTCTTCTTTCATAATAAAACCCCCTTATACTAAGATTATCATATTATTACTACTTAGTCTACTGCTTAGATTGTATAGTGTTAAACATATTCTAAAGATCAAAACACACCTTAAAAGTAGTATTAAAATTCAAAACACACCTTAAAAGTAGTATTAAAAACTTAAAACACACCTTAAAAGTAGTATTAAAAACTTAAAACACACCCTAAAGGTAGTATTTACTTTTGCTTATCGTTGGCTGCTGCCTGGCTGGCTGGTTTCCTTAATCATTAGGTTTTAATCATTAGGTTTTAATCATCTATTCTAATCATTCTATCTATAGGAAATATGATAAATTTTTAAGTTGCAAAAAGTTATAGTTGGTATTAAAAAAGTAATAATAATAATACGCCTTAAATTGTGCAATAGATTTTTATAGCCTGTACATAAACTTGTACAACCTAATTTCTGTAAACCTCTTGCAGCTTACAATATATAGTATTATAATAAAGTTGTTGATCATTATCTTATCCCAAGTGATCTTGTTCATAGTCTTTGTTATTATCATCAAAAACATTTATATATTATTATAAATGTTTTTGTTGTTTTATGTCGAATAAAAAATATCATACGAACTAAATCTATTATCCTTTTATCCCTTCTTATTTCCATTCTAAAGACTTTCTTACTTCACTAATACAATTACCCCTAAAAACGCTTTTAACGTTATAGGCCATACTAGGATCTAATTTAAACTAGCTTTTTTAACTTCTCTGTGTATTCTTTGAAAAATATCAGCAACTTTATCTATTAATAAATTGAATTCATCTTCATATACTTTGAAAATATCTACTGCCTGATCTGATCCCAGGCATAAAGTAAACCCATTATTTTTCAATGCTATCCCAAAACTAAAAAAATTAGTTTTATTCACATCTAAATTATTATCATTATTTGCTGCATTTAAAATAATCTTAATCTGATTTATTATTACCTGGTCCTGTACTATCTCTGTCATACCTTCTATTTTATAACTCTTATAACTTCTTATAGGTCCATTAAAATCTACTTTTAAAAGATCTTCTATCTGATCCCTTGTTATATTATGATCACTCATATTATTAGATTTATACATATTATTTACCCCCTATTCATATTTATTTTTTTCTAACGTTAGGCCTAACTATTCTAATATCTGTTATTAATCGTGGCTGTAGATCAATGTTATATTGGTCAGATAATAAAACACTTAGAAAAGTTTCATTATTTTTCAAACTTGTTATCGTCATTATGTCTTTTATTATTAGCGTTTCATGGATCGAATAGTTCTTATTATTTTCTAGCAATCGTACATGATCCCCTATTTGAAATTCACACTCTAAATTAAAATTGTTCTCCATATTTCATCTACCCCCTGATTTTTATCATAACCATTTTTCCTTCGTTTGTTTGAAACTGTAGTCCTTCATCATTTACTATAAAACCATTGATTAAGTTTTGATTATTTAATTCACTGAAAAGATCATTTATAATTTTTTTATTGTTGTTTAATTCCTGGCTTTCATACTCAATTATGTTATCAATGTTAATATTGTTTTCCATACAAAAGTCAATTACATTTTCTTTATCAAAAGATGTATATTCTTTATTACCTTTAAAACATGGATCACTATATATTATTTTATACATTATCATTATTCTTCTACCTCCTATAACTCTTTTATAACTAACTTAATTGAATATCGTGTATCGCTGTCCAGTATAGAAACATAATTCAAAATTTTATCCTGGCCAGCTTTTCCATCTATATCAGGCCTATTTAATATTATTATTGATCCTTCATCTTCTGCTGGATCATTTTTAGCTGCTGCTGGTGCTGCTGGTGCTACTTGTTCTACTGGCTCTACTACTTCTACCTTTATATCATGTTCTACTGTGTTAGTCGCTGCTAGTTCTTCCTGCTGCTTTATTACTTGCTGCTGCTTTATTACTTGCTGCTGCTTAGCCTCTTTTACTAGCTGCCTAAATTCTCTATCTGTAATTTTATTAGCTTTTAGATCCTCTTTTAATCTTTTATTTTCTGATCTTGATATTACTTCTGTTGTTTTTCTAGGTCCACTTTTTGTATATGGTACTTTATATTGATCAAACATTTTATATAGTGCATATCCTGATATATTAAAATGTTTCGCCATTTGTTTAATCGTGTTACTTTTGCGCATAGTATTTAAAATCGTTTCTCCTTGTGCCTGATCTTTTAAATTGAATTCCTTTAGTGTTGGGCATTGTGTTAAATCATTATACATATTTGTCATTATAATATCCCCTGCCTTTATATAGTTTTTATATGCTTTTGGATCATTAGCCTTTAATATATCTAGTGTTGATTTTACAGATCTTACTCCTTTTGTACCCCCTCCACGCCTTCCTGAATTTGCGAAACTTCCCCTGGCTGTCCTCTTTTTATCTCTTACATCATCATAAAATATTTTTTCTATTTCCCATGATTTTTCAATATAAGCCATATATGCACACCACCGAAAATAGGCCTGCAATCAGGCCCTGAATTTAACTAAACTTATTCAAAACAGCTTTTCTTTTCTTTTCTTGTTCTTCTTTATCCTCGAATTTTTTTAATCCTTCTAGCTGCTTATATAGTTCTATACCTTCAATAGCTGTTAGCTTTGATAGATCTTTAACTTTTAAGTGTTTATAACTAAAATCTTGAAGATCTTGTAGGCTCATTTTATTTTTAGTTTTTGCAAGCTGCCATATATCATTTTTTATAGCTGGATCTATTAAAGTATTTTTATTAGGATCTATTTCAGGATCTTTTTTAATTGGTGTTTTAATTGGATCTGCTACTTCATCTACTCCACATTCTTCAGGCGTATATAATCCGTTTATATTAAATGCTAAGCGTAGGGCCTGAACTGTAGCAACTTTTAAAATCATTGTTATTGGTTTACTAGCCCATAAACTCATGTGAGTATTATACTCTGATAGATGAACTTGTGAGGTTATAGGGTGCTGCATTTCTTTGTTATATACTTTACACCAGCCTACTAGATCTTTACCTTCTACGCTGCCTGTTGTGCCTGTTTCCATACCATTAAACATACCTGATCTATGTGCCAGCATAACAAAACCATCTTTACTGGTAAATATCTGCGCTTTTGCTTTTGGATTTTTTGCATTTTTAATTAAATAGATCTCTTTAGTAAATATATCTAAATTATATTTCTGTGCTGTATACATAAATAATCTAAGTTCTTCCTCCGTTGCCCCTACTGCAAACAATGATTTAATATCTTTTAGCTGCTGATCTGTATAATTAATTATTGTCAGATCTTTTGACATTTTTTCTTTTGTCATTATCTTATCCCCTTTTTAATAAATTACTAGCTGATCTGATTTATTTTCTTTGATCCATTCCATAACTAAAGACTTTTTAAAAAATATCTTATTATTAATCTTTGTAAATGGTAGTCCCTCACGCCTCCACCTTTCAATCGTAATACGTTTAATGTCAAACATTTCTAATAGTTCATTGGTATTTATAAGATCATCTTTGTTCTGCAATAAATCTTTTAATTCTGCATTCATTTTTACAACCTCCTTGCTAAATTATCTATATCTCATTATAACACATCATATATCATTATACAATAAAAGGGCCATATTTCAGGCCCTAATAATTAATTTAATTTTATTACTATTTGTTCTGTACCGAATATGCCTGATAAAAATTCTAGTTCTAACCCTGTAGTACCTTTCTTTACTTCTACTGCATATACTCCTGACATTTTACGTCCTGCTGCTAGTTTCCCATCTAGCTGGCCAGCGTTTGCTGCCATAGATCCTCCTATGCTCATTTCCTGGCTGCGTCCTTCTTGATCTACTATCTTAAACAGCATTATAGAAGATATAGCTTGATCTTTGTCTGAAGTATTTTCTATTGTAATATCTGCCCCTACCCATTCATTACCATCTGTAGGTAAATTATATTCTGATCCCTTTATATTAATAAATTTATTAACTTTAACTTTAATATTTTTAAGTTGAACTGTCTCGCCTATTTTATATCCTTCTGATACTGGTTCTGCTGCTACTTCTACTGGTTCTGCTGCTGTTGCTGTATCTTTTGCTACATCTACTACTGCTGTTTTAATTTCACTTCCTGGCGCTGCTGTGTCTCCATCAGATCCACCAGCCATAGATCCTATGAAAATAAATGCGACTACTAACCCTAGATAAAATCTTTTCTTTTGATAAAATTTGCGTCCTGCTTTGTGTGCTGCTTTTGCTGCTGCTAAGTTTACTTTTAAATCTTTTTGATTGTTCATTAATAAAACCACCTTTATTTTTATTTTTTATTAAAGCCCTGGATCTTCAGGGCTAGTTATAAACTAATCTTTTTTAAACTCATATTTAGCCATTCTATAAACTTCTACTTGTCCATCTTCTTTGTTATTATCATATTGAATGAACTCTACTACATGAAGTCCAGCGTCTAACATATTATCAGATAAATTTATAGCACTTGCGAAATTATCAGAGTTTTGTTCTTTGCAATTTAATATACCATCTACATATACATATGTTAATTTATCCCCTGCAATAGATCCTGAATATCCTATTTGTACTATAAAATTCTCTTTATCATAAAACATGAATGGTATATTATTATCTTCACTAGTTCCTGAAGCTGTATCTAATATGATCGTGCCTTCTCCAATTTCTTTTATATCCATAAGTTGTTTTTTATCTTCCACTTTTTTTACCTCCTGCGTTTGTACTGATTTATTATCTGCTGCTGCTGCTGGTGCTGGATCTGTTGCTGCTTTACCACAGCCACTCATACCTATTGCCATTATAATTACTGTGCTTATCATTAGTTTTTTCATCTTCATCTATCCCCTTTTNATTTGTTTTTGTGCTGCTCTCTTAACTAACTTAATTATANCACATNATATATCATTATACTACATGAAAGTTATGGTAATTATTATTATTCATCTATCCCTGGATCTATTAANTTGTTTTGTTTTGTAATGTCTTTACCATCAATTATAATAATTTCTTTTTGGCTCTCAATATATTTTTCATATTCTTTTATTGCATTTGCCTGCGCCTCTTTTACTTTTTGCGTTTTTTTCAAATAGCGTCACCCCTTTAATTCAGGTGATAGATGAATGATCATTCTTTTTAATTCATCTATCCCTGGATCTTTTAACTTGATTTATTTTCAGATCTTAATATTGGACACATACTGTATTTACCTTGTGGGAAGATGAACTCTTTTCCTTCTCCATCTTTAAATATTTTAAATCTATCCTGNCCTATCCATACACTTTTAATAGATCTTTTAGTTATAGTAAATTCAAATACTGNNTCATGGTCACATATAGATCTACATGAATATTTAGTATTGATTTCAAAGTTTGTCATTTCATCTATCCCCTTTATACTTTATTTAGGGCCATATTTCAGGCCCTATTATTATTTGATCCTGCTTGTAATGTTTTTCATTATTATAGATTTTAGATCTTGTGCTGGATATATTATATCAAAGCTAAAATCTTGACCTCTAAAGATTAATATATCAAGCTGGCCATATATTTTCATCATACGATCTATACAAGTGCTGTTGTTATATCCTTCTACCTCTATTGTAAAATCTTCTAAACCGTTTTTTAAGTTTTGTAATTCTCTATCTGTTAATATCATTTTTGAATTCCTCCTAAGTTTTATTTGTTTGTGTGCCTCTCTCTTAACTAACTTAATTATACCACATGATATATCATCATGCAACAAGAAAGTTATGGTAATTAATGAGACCTGAAGATCCAGGCCCTTAATTTTATTTTAGTTCTTTGATCCAGTCCTGATTATGCTTTTGCATTAGTTCGTTGGCTTGTCCGTTATAACAGCCCATATTCCATAACCAGCTTTTAGCCTCTCCTAACATTTCTAATTTATTTATATCTGTTAATATGAACTCTTTTTTATAAGTTTTATTATATTGTTTAATCCCTGTTGTATCTGTAACTATTATTTTAGATTTAGTGATCTGTAAACTTAATCCTTTTAAAGTATTTTTCATCTTCATCTATCCCCTTTATTTTTTATTTAGGGCCATTTTTCAGGCCCAATTATTTTTTTATAATCTATTTAAAATTTCTAGCACCTGGCAATACTCGCCCCCATGTAGTCTATAAAAGCTGCCCTTATGTACTAAATCAAAGTTATCATTTGCTATTGCTTTTACTATGTTAGTAATATCTATCATCTTACAAGCTGCTTTATCTCTTGTAGATCTTAATTCTTTTAGTACCTCTTTAACTTTGTTATCACTTATTAAATTTAATGCTCTCATGTTTTTGTCCTCCTTAGTTTTATTTGTTTTTGTGTGCCTCTCTTAACTAACTTAATTATACCACATGGTACATCATCATACAACAAGAAAGTTATGGTAATTTATTTAGTGGGCCATATTTCAGGCCCTTTAATTCATCTTATAAACTTAAATATAATCCTGTGAACTGTTCGATCCTATCTTTTAACATATCGTTATATATTCCATTTTCAGCTTTTACAGTTTTACAAGTATATTTAGAAGGACTATATTTAATAAATTCTACATCATATAGATCCATGCTGTTTAATGTTATTTTAATCATGTTAGATTTTTTAGATCCTTTAAATTTAAACTGTAGGCTGTTATCTGTATAAACATACTGGCTGGCTGCTATCATAGCCCCTAATCTTCCTGATCCACCTAATTGTCTAACTATCTCATTTGCTACTGCTATATTACTCATTGTTTTGTCCTCCTAAGTTTTATTTGTTTGTGTGTCTCTCTCTTAACTAACTTAATTATAACACATCATACATCATGATACAACAAGTAATAATTGGTAATAAATAAAAGGGCATAAAAAAAGCAGCCCAGGATCTTAATTCCTGCTGCTGCTGATCATCTTATTCTATCTGAATTTATATATTTTATTACATCTTCCAGCGCCTTAATCATACCATTTAAATATTGCATATCTTCAGATGATCTTAACCCAGGTTGTTCTAATACTCTTAGAGCGCATTTATTTATCTTACATTCTTTTATGTCCATCTTTACTATTGCTAATAAGTTATCATAATTCTTTATCAAAATTTATCCCCCTAAATTTAATGATAAGATTTTTAAAATTATCTAGGTTTGCGCCTGTCTTTATTTCATCAGGCCATTTATTTTCTAACCTTGCAGTGTCACATACTACTGTATAAACTATATCGCTGTTATAATAACATTCTACAAACTTATTAATCTTCCCTGGTTCTATAAAAATATCTTCGATCTCAATTCTTTTAACTATTAAATTTCCTGAAACAACTCCATTTATAATTAGCGTGACATTAAGCACAGAAAGACCTCCTATTTATTTTATGGCGTCAATCCATTATAGCACATTATATATCATCATACTACATGAAATTATTGGTATTTTCTTTTACACTCTTATAAAATACTGCTGATAGATCTTCAGTTAACCTATTAAACGGTTTTGAATATAGTTCAAATATATTAGCTTTTTGATCTGATCCGTATATTATTTTAAGGTCCTTAGTCAATACTACATCAAATAAATTCAAGTTATAGTTTATATATATAATACCCTTTTCATAAATTGAACTGACTATATTATCTATATCCTGTAAAATTGTAATTTCGTTTTCTAGCGCTGGTATACAATCCAAAATTATTTTATAACCTTTTTTTTTAATATCCCTGCTAAGCTCTACCTTTACTGTTAATAACTTTTTATTTTCCATCTTTACAACTCCTTATTTATAAATTCATGTAGGGCCTGCGTCATAAGGTCCTGCTGTCTATAATTTTTATGATCATTACAAAATTTAATAAAATCATTCAATACATTTTCATAGATCTTGAAGGATCTAGTTTTAATATTTCCTGTGAAAACTATATTATTTAAAGATCTTCCTGCTGCTGGCTTTTCTAATAAGCCCCTGAAGATCTCTACTTGTTCTTCTAAAAATTGTAGCCTATCTTCAATATCTCCTAGATCCATTTCTTTAAAACATTTTATATGGTTTACTGCTGGATCTGCTGCTGGATCTTTTGCTGGTGCTGGTGCTGGTGCTTCTTTATTTATATATGCGTTATAATCTTTACTATATATATAATCTTTAGCCTTGAAAGTATCTCTTATATAGGCTTTGTTTATGTGCCTATTAGATCCTATCCCTGTTAAAGTTTCGCCTTGATCTAGCAGCATATTAATATAATTTACTTGATCCTGGATATGTAGCTGCTTAAATTCTCTAAATGTATAAGTTCGGCTCAAAATAAAACCTCCTTTAAATAAAAATAGTATGTGTTATTAAGTGTTTTAATTGTAACACAAAAATTACATACTTTTGTTATTATTTTACTATGTATATGTTATAATTTAATTGTGTATATTTTATCTTTATAATTCTATTAAGAGGGCCTAGCTTGTGATAGGCTCTTTTTTTATTGTTTAGCTTTTATTTATAGGTGGATATAGATCATTTTTTAATTCTTCATGTATATTTTTTAGATCCTTATTAATAATTTTTAGATCTAAATTACCTTCATCTAGGATTTTATTATCTTTTACAAGTGTATTATTTAATTGTAATTGTGTTAATAAATCATGTATAAACTGTGATCCCCTGCTGATTAGTATTCCTGTTATGCCTATTCCTATTATTCTATAATGATTATCAAGCCCTGCTAGTTCAGGTAAATCTAAATTATAATTAAATGCGACTAATAACCCTATTACTAACGATCCAAGTTTTGCAATAAATTGTTTTTTCCCTTCATCTGCTGAATTTAAAATCATTCTGATCGTTTCCCATATGCTCTCTACTAGCAATGCTGCTATTAATATTTTCACGAATAAATTAAGATCCATCACTTAACCCTCCTTAACTGTATTAATAAATCATAGAGAACTTTTAAACAATAAATCGTTTTTGGTCCATTTATTCCATCTACTATTAAAGCATTCCTATACATATCTTTAATACCTATTTTATTCATGGTTGTCTGAAGTTCCTTGATCCTTGTATCGTTTATACCTATAGTGCTTACTATGTCCTTACGTCCTGTTATGGCTGTAAAGATAGCCCCTGTTATAGCTGCTGGATCATAAAGATCTACATCACTTTTATTAGTTATAAAAAAACATTCCACTAATACTGCTGGTGCTTGTGTATTTTTAATTACATAAAGATTTTTACCATCTACTCCTATTTTTTTAGGCCCTCTATTTCTATAGCCTAGTCTTGATATATTAGCACATATTTTCAGGGCCATTTCATATCCTTTTTGGCTGTAATACCAAACCTCTACTCCTTGCGCTGTAGCGTCCTTAACTGCGTTTGCGTGTATTGATACAAACAAATCTACCTTACTAGCATTTGCAGCGTCACATCTCGCTTGAAGTTCTAACGATCTGCTTGTGATCCTGGTTTGCGTTTTAAGATATGCCAGGCTGTTCACTACTTGATCCCCTGCTGATCTTAATTTAATCATTAAAGCATTGCCTATAGTTAGGTTTACTTCATCTTCTTTAATAATTCCTACTGCGCCTGTGTCTAAAGGTGGAAAATTGTGCCCTATATCAATACAATATTTCATAAGATGAAACCCCCCTAATTTTTTTTATTGCGCTGGTGACGTTATTCCATTTTATTAGCCTATAGCCTCATTGATATTTTTATAAATATTGCTCTTGAAGTATAATCTGCGTTGTTTGCGCCTCTGTATTTGTAGTTGTATAACTTGTTATGCCTATTGGTATATTAAAAAATCTACTGGCTAGATCTAAATTTACCATATCATTTATATTATTTTTAGTAACTGATTGCTTTTGTAGATCTATAAATAATATATCATTCGCCACGAAACCTTCTAACATTCTGATAAAAAGCCCTTCTGCGTTAGTGATCTGATAGTTAGTTGCTGATCCTAAAAATGTTACTTTGATCTGTGCGTAACTAAATGCTGTCCCACTATTTACTACTGTACTGTTTAAGGTATTGTTAAATGATAGATCAATAAACATACCATTGGTTGTAGAAGGTTTTGCTATTCCTAAAGGTGTTACTAAAACAGCAGCGCTCTGTGGTCCTTCTTCCCAGGCGTCACTTGCTGCTACTGTTATGCTATACTGTTGTAAATTATTTAGCCCTATTATTGTATAAGTTGTTGGGCTGGTATTCTCTCCATTTTTTATACCATCTACATATATACTATAATATTCTATATCTGTAGCTGTAGATAAAGCCCAACTTATATTAGCTGTAGTATTTCCTGCTACTGCGCTTACTCCTGTTACTTGCTGTGGTGGTGTTATAGTATCTAGTCCACTGTCTAAAACATTAAGATCTAAATCTGTAGACGCCACACCCCAAGTAGCCCCTTGCCCATTCCCATCACTAGAAAACTGCCAGTTCAGCCATTGATTATTTGAAAAGCCCCCAAAAGCTGTATAGGAATAACTAGGATATAATCCTGTATCTGTAGCTGCAAGCCATAAAGGTAAAACAGATCCAATAGGCCCAAAAGTAGTGTGAACTAGTTCATTGTTTGTTGCTGCTAAAGTATCTACTGTGTAATAAGCTGAATATAATATTATTTGCCTTCCTGTTAGATCCTTAAAGGTTTGTGTAAATTGTGCTATATAATTATAGGCCTCGTTGTTGCTGGCTGCTGGATATATAGATCCAAATTGATTTTCAAAATCTAAACAAGGTAAAATGTCCAGCATATCGGCTGCTGATCCAGTTTGATCTAATATCCAATTATAAAATTGTGTTGCGTCTACTACTGCGTCTGCTGGCTCGTTTTGAAAACCTATACCCTCTGCGTAATAATTAGGATTTTTAAAGAAATATGCTCCTACTTTTACGCCTTCTGCTCTAGCTGCATTTATATTTACTGTTAAAAAATTAGTGTCAGGAACTAGTCCACCTGATCCAAATAAAACCATACCATCAGAATTTTCAGGATAAATTGTAGCTGAATTATTACTATTAAACCATTCTGTGTATGATATATCATTTGTTGAATATTCAATTTTTTTATTTATAAATGCTCTGCCATCTGTATAGAATAACCACATTCTGATCCACCTGATATTATATACAGCGCCTAGATCGACCTTGATCCATTTTTCACCAGCAGTATTTCCTATAACTACAAAAGTGGCTGCGTCCCCATCTACAAAATTAGATAAAGCGCCTGTTGTTGCTGCCTCACTTGCTGTTACTGTTTTTCCTGCTGCTACATTAACAAACGGAGATCCTGTATCATAGGCCTCAAGTTCATTAAATACTGCTGAAGTGTTAACTGTAGATCCATTCACATAAACCTTTAAATATCTAGCTGATTTACTAGAAAAGGTATTACCTCCTGATTTCATAATTACAAAATCACCTTGCGACTTAAAGGTTGTCCAATTTACTGGATACTGTCCCCCTGCTGTTGCTATGTCTGCGCCTTTTACTTTTGCTGTTCTTTCTGCGCTTGTAAAATACTGAAAATTCCCTGGTGTTTGCGCCATACATTAACCCCCTTTTATATATAGTCTAACGGATTAGGCGTTGGATCTGTATCGTTAAAAACTACATCTTTTACTACTGCATTTAAATATTCTGTATAGTTTTGTGATCCTATAAATAAAGTATTATATATTGGATTGGCTCTAGTATCTGTAGTATAACCACTTTCTAGCGTAGGATCTGAATTTACTTTGACAAATATTTTATACTGGCTGGCCTCACGTAGCATATATAATTTAATTTGATCCCCTGCATTAAATAAAACCACTGGTGCTATTGCTATAGTTAGCAGCCCATCTGTAAACATAAAACATTCCCATTGTTCAAGGCCTGCATTCCAAAATATCCCTGCCCTGTTATTCCCATCTTTATATAATATTAAAGCCCTGCGCTGGATTGTATTCCCTTGAAGATCTGTCTTGCCCCAATTAGGATATATAGTTATGCCTAAATAAAAAGGATTGTTAGGAACTAGTGGGCCTGTTTCAATCAATACATTTTCATCTAGTCGTGGCGTTCCCTGGTCCTGAAAAGTATGTGCATAACCCCCTGAATTATTAACTTCAAGCATTGGTTTGCTGAACTCTACTACTCCTGTATCTCCTGAAGTAACTGCATATGCCTCTAGCCCTATACCTATTACTCGCTGCGTGGCCTGATTATTATTTTCAAATACAAATCTGATCCTATTAGTGCTGCTAGTCTGAAGTGTTAAAGTCGGCAAAGTAGAAAAGCCTGTATCTAAATAATATAATGAAATTTGCGCCTGTACTGGTCCTGTAATAACTTGTGCGTATACACTTGCAGCTATTATATCTGTAGTATTAGCAATTAAATGCTGGCCACCTCCTGGCTCTTTAATTCCAAAAAATGCGCCACTTGCTGAACTGCTGGCCATTGTTGCAGTATAAGTTCCTGCTGTTGTATCGTGTGATCCTGTAGCGTTACTACTGCTTACTGCATAAGCTGCTGGAATTCCTGCTGCTGGTGTTATAAATAAACTATTAAACACAAAATTAGTAACGCCTTCCTCAATCATCAGCCCATTGTTAGGTCCTGCTGGATAATATCTAGGTTGATTGGCTGCCACCTCTGTGACGTCCTGCCAGGCTGTGCTGTTACGATCTAATACTGCGCCAGCCATAAAATTCTGATCGTTAGCTTTTTTATAAGGATCTACACATACAAAATTTACT